AGTTATTATTTTTATCTGTGTATGTAGTTGTAGCTGTGGTTCTTTGTTGTATTTGGGGTGATGCTGGGTCGTTATTTAGCTTTGTGATATCTAATGTTTAATCATACATATCAACAAGCTTACTTATTCGTGTTCATACTTTCGGTTACAGCGTTAATGATGGCTATATCTGCTAGTAAAGTCTTGAGCATGTATCAATGAAAACTATTATTACAAATACAGGGGTATTACGAATGCACAAAGTAAGTGAGAATTTTAGTCGTCATGAGTTCGCGTGTAAGTGTGGTTGCGGGTTCTCTACTGTGGATATTGAGCTAGTTAGAGTTTTAGAGGCTGTTAGAGCGCGATTTAGCCAACCTGTAACTATCAACTCAGCTTGTCGATGTAATGAACACAATGAGGCTGTAGGCGGCTCTTATGGTAGTAAGCACAAACAAGGTATTGCTGCTGACATTAGGGTTAAAGATATTCACCCTGGAGATGTTTATAAGTTTCTAGATGGTCATATGCCTAATTCATACGGCATAGGTAAATACAGTTCGTTCACTCATATAGATATTAGAAGTAAAAAAGCTAGATGGGAAATGTAACATAACCAGCACAGAGGGCTATTAAACCCCCTGTGCTTTTTGCCTAGGTTACAACAAGAACGCCGGCGTCATTAACTGTTACCGTCCACAGCGTCGAATCAGGAGAGCGCATTTTAAACGCGTTAATATATCCTGAGCGAATACCTCTTGATGATGTACCAATGTCTAAGAGATCATCTGTATTTGGAGCCCAGTGTTTAGACGAGTTAATAGACCACTGAACACTCCCTTGTGTAAAAAAGTCTAAAGCATTGCTTGTGCCTCTGTGTCTAAATCCAGCCTCTGCATTATCAACTTCATTACCAAGGAAAAAGTAGCCATATTGATTCTCTTTGTTTAGTACAGTGATTCCGTTTGCCGCATCACTATCAGTTACAATGCCATTAGCCAAGCCTGAAGCGGTCGCGCCACTTCCTGCGCCTACTTGGTGATATCTTTTTGATATAGCGTTTATAGTACCGTTATCTTCTGTGAACTCATCAGCAGCACCATTACCACCCGTAAAATCTACAGCGCCAATTATTCTACCGTGATTTGATCGTATACCAAACGACACTGAGCCGGCAACCTTTGCGCCGTCTATGTCAACGGTTGAGTCCTTGTCAGAGCGCACGCCTGCATCACCATTCTCATAAATCAAAGCGGTATTTGCTACAACATAAGATCCACCAGACCCTAAAATACCTCGCTGACCATTGCCGCTTAATATTGATTGAGATGCAGCAGCATTGGATAAAATAGAACATACAAGCCCTGGTAATCCGTTGCCTGTTGATATAACCCTAGTTGACTGACCTGTCGATCCATCTAAAAAATAAACTCCATTTCTTGTATTGCCTGAAGAATACGAGTCAAAGTTTTGCATAAATGAATTTTCAAGCGCGTATTGACCATGACCAGCAAAGCCGTAAACACCAAAAGGTTCGGCAGTACTGGCAGCTAATGATATTTTACCTCCTAGTATTCTAACTCCATGCGCCTCCGTCCCTCCTAATCCATCACCAACCAAAACCATTGAACGCCAACGACCACACTCACCGCCGCCTAGCGCGTCTATACCTACATCGCCGTTAACCCTTATGATTGTCTTTGCATCAGATATAATACCGCCACTAACTGTAATTGCTGGTAAGGTTGCTTTAAATGCTGTTATTTTACACTGTACAGAGCCAGCGCTAACCGATGTTACAGGCCAAACGCCCGCTAGCATTTCAGCCCTATTTGTCCCTGTCAAAGTTTTAACAAAAACAAAACCGCCGACAGAATACGCCGATGAATCAGAAACGCTAAAAGTTACCCTGTGATCCCCTGCCGCTTGTGAGTCAATGTTTATAGAAGTAATAGACTGCTGAGATACCGTTTCACCACGAACAGTAATGTTTAACATGTATTCAGCGCCAACTTGTATTGTCCCTCGGGTAATGTCCATTTCTGGAAGTTGTATTAATATCTCTTGCTCTGCCCGTATGAATTTTAAATTATCTAAAACAGTATTGACCTGTGCCTCTATCAATTCGAATACATAGGGTAGTGGTGTTTTAGTTATTACCACTGTGTTTCCAGTTGCACAGGCATTAAATAACGCTGTGCCACTATTAAACACTCCATCAGGTATAGCGCCAAAAGACCTAATATCAGATGGTATTGCTTCTGATATTTCAACTTTTTCAATCTTAACCTCGTCTAAAGTCCCCTCTCTCACTATGATATCGTATGTCTCATCATCAGCTTTAAAGGCATAATTACCATTAGAGTCAGTCGTTAAAGGGTTTCCCGTTGCAACGCCGTCAATGTCAAATATAGACGCTAATAATTGAGTGCTACTAATTCTTACTGTTACCTGTTCTGATATACCAGCATTTAAATCAAGCTTTAATGATGATGGATCTTCACCGTCATTCCTCAAAACTACACTGTTATGATATGATTTCATTTTTTACCCTTAAGTTTATGGATGACTTCCTGCCCCGTTAATATATCTTGCTGGTGTATCTCCGAAAAATACAACCGTTGCCCCGTTATCTACTACACCACTACCAGCTAAACCGCCGGTCGCGTCATTATTTGAACCTGTATTACCCCATGATGGCCCGAAAGGATCGCCATTAAACCCAGTGCTACCAATAGTAAATCCTGCACCTGTTCCATCACCAGGCTGACCCCCTAATCCTACGACTATACCATCGCCACCGTTTCCGCCCGAACCTGTTCTCGGTACACCAAGGTTAACATGATTAAAACCACCATCACCACCGCTTGGCGCACGAATATAACCATCTGCAACAGGGTAAGCAACAGAAGGAGTTGCACCGCTGAAATATATATCTGTGTCTATTCCTTGGGCGTCATAAACCAACCCACCGTTTGCGCCGTCTTGAGGCGGAGCTATAACTGTAACGATAGGGTTTACATATTCTATACTCTCACCTTTGCCGCCGTTACCGCCATCAGCTTGGCCGTCAAAGCCGTTAGCTAATATAAGTATTATCTTTGAGCCAGATGTAAAAGCACCGGCACGAATGGCGGTCATTCCTTGCGAGAAAGTACCATCAAGTATAAATGTTAATTCAACATCTTGACTCGGTGCGCCAGCAAGAATATAAAGATTTACACCACCTAAAGGAGAGTCTAAAACTATTTCACTACCAGAGTTAAACGCAGCTTCATAAGACATAGTGGTAACATCGTAAATCCTGCCATCAGCATTATAATTAGGGTTTATTTTAATTATTTGCGCTCTAATATTACCAGAAGGTAATCCGTCAGCGCCTTGATCAACAGTAGTTATTAAGTCAACAACATCACCAGTGTTAAATTTAAGCGCTCTTTCTTCAGTCTTAAACGTTCGGACAAATGGCGTGAACTTAAAGCGGCTAACATATCTTTGCGTTAATAAATCAGCAGCATCTTTAGTTAAAAGAAAATTATTATCAAATTGTTTATCTTTATGCTTAGAAAATAAAGCAGGGCTAATTAAGGCGCTGTCAGAAAATTGACTCGCTCGTTTATAGCTTGGGGTGTCATCACTATCAGCTAAGTTTCTTTTGTCATAAACAACTAGGGCGCGTGATGCTCTTATTGACTCTTTAGGAACCTTGTTTATCGTGTAAGAGTTTATTTCCTTACCTTCAGTTAATGTTGCTGTTGATTGTTTCCATACTGATATAGCTGATAACTTTGCTAAGTTCTCAGTAGTTGAAAACCACAAGTCCATTAGAAAGCCGGTAAGTATCCTATTGAGTACATCGTTAACGCTTTCTGACTCACTGTGTAATGTGTTTATCTTATCTGTTGCGTGCCATTCTGCGACCTCTGCCGCCCACTCTGCCGCAGGTATTAAAGACACATCAAAGTCGCTATCAACGAGTATTTTAGTTATCAATGAATCAATAGTTTCATCATCTGACAAATCGCATATAAATACTTCATCGCCAGCTGTGTGATCTTCGGCCATGGTTGTTGTTAGCAATACAGCAGATGAAGGCGCGAATAAATTACCTCCCCTAATAGTTACGTTCAATACAGCTGTAGGCGTTAGATTATCAGTGACACTTACTATCTGGCTAAACTCATCGCCTATACGGATAAAAACAGCACTTGAATAGTCTGTGTCACCATCAACAGGTATAGCGGTAACTGAGTCGTTAATATTTTGACGAAGAAAGCCGCCCGCAGTTATCGGCCATGATTTCTCATTTAAGTTAGCTAGTGATAATACGTCCTTACAAGCCAATGACCATTTGCCGTTTTTAGGATTTAATTTAAAAGCGTTTGCTACATAGTGACGAGTCTCAGCGCCATTAACTAAATCTACCGTACCATCAGGCTGTACACGATATAGTTTAAGTCTTACATTTTTGTTTTCAAATATCTGTCTAGCATTTAGCTTGCCGAAAAATGTACCTTGATTTTTTACGGCATCAGTTACACCAGGAGCGCCAACGTTCGGGTCTTGCTTGGTAAAATCAGTAAATGTTATATTTAATGACCCCCTTGCTGACAATCCATCACCGGGCTTTAACTCTGTGGTAGTTTCTTTTATTGCAGTTATACACCTGTAAATAGGTTCGCCGTTAATGCTTGGTAATATAGGTGCGTTTTCATTAGTGAAGTAATAAGTTTTATATTCACCCGCCCACGCTTGTTCGCAAGTTAACGGAGTGCCAAAACCTTGAGAAGACCCCAAAGTACAGGCGCCAGTTATTACCGGTAAATCAATTTCAAATACTTCAAAGTGTCGCTGAACTCTCATGTTTTGAGTTGCTAAAAATGTACTCATTATGTCAACCCGTTAAACGCTGTGAATTTTAAAGTGATAACATCTAGAGTAGGTGTTTGCGGGTGAGACTTAACGCCAGGTAAAGGATCGTAACATAGGTATGTTGACTCAGGCTTAGATTTAAACTCTTTCATAAAGAAAGGCTGCTCAAAACTGAAGTCTATAAACGTTTGCCATGTACCCTCTGTAAAGATAGCTAACTCATTAGGAAGTGATAACGTACCTTTTAAAGCCTTTGCTCTTTGTGTTGATGATATTGGTGCAACCTCTAAAGTACTTACTGTTCTTTGTGTCGTGTGGCGGTTTAACCAGTTACGTGCATATCCCGCTTGCTGGCCTTTTGCTATCGTTAAGTATTCACCGGCAGCAATGAAGCTAACAGTCATTTGATAGTTATTAGGCACAGTAACAAATTTAATTATTAAATCTTGAAATGCTTGAGGAACAAAAGTAAACATCACATTATTATTACGCTGTAGTATCACGCTGTCTATCAATGTTGCGCCGTTGTATAGCTCTATAGTTGCTTGTTGTGGTGTTGCTGCCGTATGCCCTGATATAGCGACATAACTAATATTAGTTTGTGCGCCATAACTTACAGCAAAATCAAAGGCGGTAATTCCACACGTATAATTTAAACTGTGGTCAGGGTCGGAAATATTAGCCGCAATTTCACCGGTGCCAGGGTCGGTAATAGTCGGCACAACATTAAG